TTACATCGTGATGTAGTTATTTAGCTTGGTAATGTAGTCGGGAAGATCTTCAGCGATAAGTTTACCGTAATGCTTGTAAATCATAGATGTATCACTATGGCCCAGCTGCTCAGCGATCCATTCTGGTGGAACTTGGCCAGACGTTAAAAGTTGGCTGGCAAACGTATGTCGACCTTGGTTAATTCCACGTTTCCGAACTTTTGCTTTCTTTAAATGTTTATTCCAACGATAGCGCAGTTCATGATATTCAAAATGATTTGACCGTTCGTGGTTAATCCAGACAAAACGAACTTTTTCGGCTCTCCTGGTCTTATTGTCACGCTGAAGTACTTCAATTGTTTTTGCTCGAGCATTACCTGTGATTTGATATTGTTTTTTGAGAGCCGTAATTGCCGGCTCCAGTAATTTAATTTTCCGTTTTCTGCGTCGATTTTTAGTTACGCGATAAATTCCCCGGACATAAGATCTCGATATTTGAATGGTACCTTTCTCCAGATCAATATCTTCCCAAGCGATCGGGATCTGCTCAGACATCGAAAGGCCAGTCCAGAATAGACAAGGCAACAAGTTTTGAATATCGAGATCCGTTTCAGTGTTTAAGATCATTGCAATTTCGACTTTGCTAAACGGATCTGGCTCAGGCGTATCTACTTGATGAATTACAATGTTTTCAAATGGGTTATAAGGCATTTGTCTTTCATCGCGCCATATCGCATGGATCTGAGAAAAACGAGTAATAATTTCCCGTACGGTCTTATTGTTTAGACTATCTTTTAGCTGCTCAATCCACTTTTTAAGCATGTTCGTATTTATATCTTTTGGGTTAATTTGGCCCCATTTTGGAATGATATGATTGTAAACATGGCCTTTATAAGAATCATAAGTACTGGGTGCAACTTCTTTAATTGTTTGGCTCAAGTAAAGCTGAGCATAATAACTAATCTGATTCTTTTTTAAGTGTTTTGAGTTTGGAAAATGTTTGGCCAAGCTGAATTGCTCCAGCTGTATTTCTAGCTTTATTAAGTTGGCCAGTTTTTCTGCTCTCTCTTGATTATCTGGAGTAAATTCCCAGTCTAACGTTTCTTTAATGACGGGTTCGTTTGCGATCGGACGCATCCAAATTCGCATCGATTTTCCACGAACTTCTAAACCTGCAGACATAAGTAGACCTACATTTAAGTATTTTAAATAATTACGAATATTTTAGAGGAATGCACCCCCGAACGGGGGTGCATAAGAGGTGCGCAGTTAAATGAAAGGCAACTCGTCTTCTTCGTCTATACTATTTCTAGAAAGTAGTTCATTTTCGAGAGCCATATGGAGATATCCATCAAGAGTTTTGTTCATTAACCAATGAATATCTCTGTCATCCATATCCTTGATTGCCCAACCTTTATATTTACCGTAAAAAATATGGGTTGGGTATCTTGCCTGTTCTGAAAACTCATACAGCTCTTCAAAGGATTTAATGCCTTTAGTTCGCACAATCTCAAGCAAAAGTGAATATGTAGTTTTGCAATCGTTTAAAGCTGAATGAGAGTTCCGCAAACCACGACGAGTCGACTTACGATTATTGCTAATTTGGTACGCAAGCGCAGAAAGGTTATGTGATTCCAATGTTGGCCATAAGGATCTGGCCATTGCCAATGTACAGATCGCCTTAATACCTTTAGTCACAACACCGGCACGGTTTATTGCAGCAATATCATAATCAATGTTATGGCCGATTAAGTATTGAACATCATCTTTTGGAAGTTGGAACTTCGTAAAAGATGGGCATTTCTCAAGATCCTCATCAACAATGTGGTGCACAGCCATTGCAGCTATAGAAATTGGTTCACTTGGCTTATAACGTTTAGTGAAATCAAACATCGTTTGCATGATTGGAATATCAGTTCTGAAGCTGGGAAAAATGACTTCAATAGCAGCTGCTTCAATGATATCGCCATGCAGTTTATGGGTTTCAGTATCAAAAATTAGTGCTGTCATTAATATTCTCCAAAGACCAGTATTGATGTGCTCACCAAAATTGAGAAAATCAGATTGAAAAACATTGCATTTTTAAGGTTGAACTGCATGTGTTTTCCCTACTTTACCTTGTTTATCAAGCTCACATCGGCATTGACCAATCCGAAAATAATCAATTGGTCCTGGTGCTTCCTTTGGAGTCATTTCATATCTGTATAGAACATAGGTTCTTACACGAGTTTTAACGGTGATTTCATCACCTTTAATTTCAGTGATTGTGCCGTTATGTGCTTTTTGACTAACGGCAATTTTCCCCTGATACACACCTTCTCTTTTTTGGATCATGAAGTTGACTTCATCACCTACTTTGTAAGATTCAAAATCAGGAAGTTTTAGGCCACCACACTTGCAATGATATTTAGACATGGCTTTCATTCTCCCAATCAAAATCTTCGCCAAGCTGTTCGCTATTATCTGTATCAATTAGGATGATCGAAATAATTTCGTATTCTTCTAGACGTTTAACAGTTGCCATTTTTTCAAATGCATCTTTAAGACTTTCAAAGTTTCCAATCAAAGTTCTGATTTCTGAAACAGCACAAGCCCCAAGCAATGAAGCTGCTTTTTGTTGAATTGGGCTATTTGATAAATCTTTACGAATACGTACCTGGTATTTTTTTGTAGACATGGTTATCCCTCCTTAACTTCTTGACGTTTTTCAGCAATACATTCTTCTAAGTGCTGAATGCATTGTTGCTTAGAGTTAAAGGGCCCTTGCCAACATTCATTAAAATGGATATCCCACTCAACTAAACCGTGCTCTTCGATACGGTCGATTTGAACAGTTCCAAAGAATGGAACCTCATAAGCAAACCAATGTTCATTATCATCAGTGCCAAATTTGATTTTGGAGTTCTGCGCTGCCACTTCAGCTTTATAAACACCTTCAGCATGTTTAATAAGATTTGCTACAGGTGTGCCTTTCATGAACCATGTTTGATCAATCATGCAGTCATTTTGAAGCTTTAAATTTTCTATCTGCTCCTGATAGGCCTTTAATTGATTTTCTTTGTATTCCCAGCATGCATGCGCCAAAAATGCATCACGATCTTCAAGCAAACCATTTTTATCTACTGTGAAATCTGCATTTTCTTCGCCTACTAATTCTATGTAATATTCTTTGAACTTTGGATCGACTGAATATTTCATGATTGAGCCTCCAAGCCTTGTTCTTTACGAGCTTTGGCTTCTTCTACTGAGTGAAGTTCTTCAGCAATTTTTATCGCAATTTGAGCAGCATCAACCATGTTTTTTGCCAAGATCCATTGCACACGGAAATAACCACCTAAACTGTTTGATTGATATTTACCATCTTTATCAAATCGGAAGTTAAAAGGTATTCTGATTTCAATCTCAATTAAGAATTCAAAATCACCGCAAGCACGGTGAAAGTCTTGCAATACTTCGCCTGCATAATGTTTTATGTCATTATTTTCACGTATTTCCTTTAATGTTGATTTAAGAGCTGGACATTGCTCAAGTAGTAGGGAGCTTTGCCATTCTTCATAGGCATCATCAAGAAACTCTTGGAATTTATCAGATACCTGTTCTGAACTAGATGCCAAAAGAGTAGGAATATGAAGGATAGTGTCAAAAGTGACATTTGAATCCCACATGTCGCTGATTAGTTGACGTGGAAATGGTTTGATTTCCGCTTGAGTGGTTTCTACGTTAGAATCGTTTTGCATAATTGCTCTCCGGTGATTTTGTGGCACATACAGAAGTGGCCGCTTCTGTATGTGTGCTCATAAAAATTAGTGAAATTTAATGTGGCTACGATCATTTGAAGACGTAGCTGCACCAAAAATGGCTTTAAGTAAAAGAAGTTTTACTAATTGCTCTGGAACTTCTTCTTTATTGGTTTTGGCTTGAGGGAATTCAGGAAACTTCAATAAGTTGTAGAAATCGTCTGCATATACCCATTGGTGAATGCGATCTTCATTAAGGTTCCCTTTTCGTGTATGCCATGCTTTACATGCTTTGCAATAAACAACATCTGCTTCAATAGTTTGATTGGCAAAAAACACAACGACTGGACAATCCTCTTTTGGCTTTTCATCTTTCCCTTTAAAAACATTTAATTTTTGGTGAGCAGGAATAGCTTCAATTTGGACTTTGAAAACCTCAGCATTTGAGTCCTTTAAAATTGCGTTAGCAAAGTTATAAACACTATCTAAAAATGAACCAGAATTTGAACCCACTCCAACTGGATAACCAATTGTTTTAAGAAGTTCGTCGCGTTTAACTTCCTCTTTTTGCAAACGAGTTTTTAGATATTCTGCAACATCTAAAGAAATCGGCAGTGAAGCTTGCATACACGCTTGTGTTGAAATATTTAACTTAAACATAGTGTTTTTCCTTTCGTTAAAAGTGGGTTTGATCCCGTTGTGAAGTTGGTTTTTCAAAGATCCAACATCGTTTTGTTGAGTTGGTAATTTTGCTTTGTATGGCTTTATTTGCTTCAACAAAGCGGTAATGAAGGCTGTGACGTAATGCATTTTGCAATTCATTCACTTCAGGTAATGCGTATCGATAATCCGCTGCGACCTTATATAAATGAGCAAAATTGATGGCCATAATGTCTGACTTAGCCGAGTGGTTTACGACGCTATCTGCATGTTCAACTTTTCGTATGGAGTCTTCCATTTCTTCAATCGTGTTCCAGAAGTTCTGAACAATAACTGGATCTGACTTGAGGACTTTGTCACGGCTCTGAGCCATCTTGATAAATTCTTCAGTCACCTGTTTTTGTACTTGTGCCGGCACTTCAATTACATGACGGCACATCGCATCAAATAGAGACATAAGCTGGGCATGGTTGTGAACAATACGAGAGCTTTGGATGTTGTATTGTTCCTGGTGCAACATCGCATCATATTTTTCATAGCCAATATTGAAGGCATCTAAAATGTCTTTTTCTTTGCTTAAACATTGCAGAATGAATTGGCTAACATTCTCAGGTTCATATTTTGATAAGTTGCGTGAGGCGTGGAGACTGGCTTTACTTAACTGATCTTTATAAAAATGAACATGGACAATACGGCCCATAATCGCTTCAGATGCTAGTACTTCAGCATTCTGGCTAATAATTAAAGTGCCCATAAACAGTGGTTCGTATGTTGTATTACCACCTGCCTTTACACCCATGGCACCTAATGAGCCACCGTCGTACATGGTTTTGCACATATCCCAGTTGAACTGCTTAGATGAATTTTCACCTTGGCGATCTGATTCAATAAATACGACTGGAAGGTTGGATACTTGGCGTAAAGTACGGATTAAACCCGCTTTGGATGTTTTAGTAGGATCTAAACCCTCATAGTTTACCCTTCCAAACAACTTCCATAGGAAAGTAATCAAAGTTGATTTACCTGTACCGGGTTCACCTACTAGTTCAACGAATGGAAATGACTTATGTGTTTTGCGGATCTGCTGAGCGTATAAAGATCCAAAAAATGCTGTTAACCCGATTAAACCTTTAACGCCATAAGCGTCAATGAAGTCTGTAACCCAGCGCTGTTGATACTCCTCTTGGCTCTTATTTATTTCCAATGCAAATGGAGCATTACACTTTAGGTTGGTATGGCGTGGAAGTTCAAAATAATCTTCTTTATTGATCGTATATTGCTTGCCACTCTGGTATGCCAACTCTCCTAAAACATAGGTTTTTTGCTCTGCGTGATATCCCACATAATCAATAAGCTGAACACGCTTAATATCTTTGAGCTCCCGCTTTAAAAAAGCGAGTAATTGCTTACTGTTACCTTCATAAAAAACACCAGGTGCAACATGTAAAAGTCGCTTACCAAACTCTGGAGCTGAAGAGATGTGGGAAGGACTAAATGTATTTTTAATCGTCTTCGCACCACGCGGAAAATCTATTTGGAAGTAATAATCTGCTTCATCAATTTCTTTTTGGTATTGGTAGTAAAGCCCATGTGGTCGGCATTCCATCATAATTTCTACATCTGCAGCATGCTGAATAGCTGCTTCACGACGTTCAGATGTAGCTTGGTCTTTTTCCTCTTGTGCCCAATCTTCATTATCACTCGGCTCAAAATCGATACCTTTCATGTAGTCATCGTATTTATCCATGTTTAATTTGAACCAATAAACACAGTTATTAAAATCAAATGGAAATGACTTAGTACCGTAACGCTTGTAGATAAGTATGCCTTTATCCACAGGCTTCTCAGCGATTAATAAAGAACCATAGTATTTATATGTTTCTATATCCGAGAATTTAAGACGATCTTGTTTATAAAGGTCATTCCAGTCTGTTTTTTTACGCCCACTAGGAGGAAGTGCAGCTTCAGACTCGAAGCCGAGTTCTTCAGCTAAAGCTATGTTTTTTCTTATACCCTCATGCCCAGCATTATCGTTGTCGTATGCCCACACAAGCTTTGGTAATGGCAGCTCTTGTTCAGCACATTTCATTGCAATGTGATTGAGGAAAATTTTAGGGTAATTTCCAGCAGATAAAGCTGAAAAGCTAGTAATGCCTGATAACCAAAGAGCGATCGTGTCAAAGATACCTTCAGTAATCCAGATCTCTTTTGACTCGATGTAGTTTGTATTTGGTGTCATCCATGCATGGCCTGCTGAAGACCATTCTTCTTTAAATGTGGTTTTTGGCAAAACGCCTTGTTCATCTAGAACACGCTGCCACCATCCTGGATTCCCTTCTTCATCTGTGATTGGGAATCTTAATGTAATAGAAGTGGTTTTCTTAGGCTTATAACGGGTAATACTTTCTTGTGTGTATAGACCCTTTAATGGTTCTAGAGGGAATCCACGACCTTCGACAAGGTAAGCGTTTACAGTTTTATTTGGATCTTCAGGAGTTGGTTCAAATCGTTTTTCCCATTTTTCAAATAACTCAGGGAATAAATCACGAATGTGGTTTTCTTTACCACATTCGTTTTTACGTGGGCAGAAAACTACCCACGGTTCCTCAGGATATACCCAAGCTGATGCTTCCTTGTGGTTACAGTCTGGGCATCTACCACGCAATTTATCGTTGCCCTTAACTTTGAAGCCGTAGACATCTTTTAACTTCTCTACTACTAAAGCTTTGGTTTCTGGAAACATCATTTTCAATAAACTGCCTTAAAATAAATGCCGATTGGTTTTTCTAAGTTCCTGCCCTGCTAATTTTCCAAGTAATTCTTGGATCCTTTCTCTGGCAAGGTACTCAATGGTTTCTTCAATAGTTGGTAGACCTAGGGCCTTTTGCACTTCCTGTACAATTTCCTTCTCTTTATCCGAAAGAGCGATTTCTTGTGTGGGCATCAATTCAGCTCCTAGAAAGGTGATCTGATGCGCCTTTTTTTAAGTAACTGTCTAAGCTAAAGTTATCTTGAATGTCTTCTGCAATTAGCAATGCTAATGCCTGTTTCATTACAAGCTGGCGCATGATTACACCAGGATTAACACCAGTAAGCCGTGAGACAATTTTAAAAAGATCAGACTCATCATTAGTCAGATTGACGTTGTAACGGTTATCCCGTTTTTGTTTCTTCAAACTCATTGGTTTTGGTCCTCATTGTTTGGAGTTTGCTTTTTACCCAAGTAATAAATTCTTGCGATGACACTTGAGCGACTGGAATCGGTTTCCTCTACTTCTTGATCGATTGCCTTAACTTCCTCTTTTGGTAGATAGACAATGCATGGAATACGTCCACCACTGATCTTTTTTGATCGGGAACGATTAGAAGGTGAAGTTTCTGTACTCATACAGTATCCTACGGTTATAGTGATGTGCTACGAATCACTATAGCATAAATATTTAGTCTTTCAATATATATCGGTGAAATATATGTCCGAAAATTTGGCTGTAGAGATTACACAAAGGTTCACAGAAGAGCTGGAGCGTAAAAATTTGAGAGCAAAACCGCTTTCACGCAGTATCGATGCCCATGAAAATACGTTAGGTAACTATGTCCGCAACAAAGTGCCAGATCAGTGGGTTTACCTAGCAAAACTACAAAAACAGGGAATAGATATCCGTTATGTATTGCTTGGCATTGATCCAGACTTTAGTGGTCTTACAAGTGAAGAAAGTTTGTTATTAAAAGCATATAGACAGCTTAGCCCTGAAGCTCAGGAAGCTTTACTACGTTTAAGTTCTGTTTATGCGAAAGAAGTCGAAAATAAAGAATGATCAATGCATAAAAAAGCCCACCTTTTACAGTGGGCCTTTTATCTATTCCTCTAGTTCTCGCTGGACTATTTGCAATCGATGCTCTAAGTCCATTAATTTGTAAATTAGATCATTTCTTTTATAAATTACATCTCTATTTTCAGACCCAGTTTCTAATGAATTACGCCAAATGCGTAAAGCACTTAAAGCCATGTCTAAGTTCAATTCTGCATCTTTATCTAAAAGTTCCATATTTACCCCATTAGCAATTTGATTTAATTGAAATTGCCAAACCCGTACCTCTGTGTTGTTCCAGATCGGGCTAATAATGGTGTGTTCTCCATTAAACTTAGGATAAATAAGATCTTTTAGCGACGAATTTAATAACTTTATATCGATTTTTTTGAATGAACGATTAGTTTTTGACAGTTCTTCAATCAAATCATTAATTTGATCGGGGGAAATTGATAAGAATCCCTTATCAGTTTGATGATTAAAAAGAATTTGACTACTGGTCACGCTATCTATGAGCAAAAATAATTGTTCGCAAAGTAAACGGCTTTTTTCATTTGTAGCTTGTACCCGAGGCGCGATAGGCACATAGGGAATAATATTTTCGTTCATCATCATTCCCCTTAGCGACCGACATCAATCATGGTAGGTTGACTACTTGTAAATATCCAACAACGAATCGTTTTACGTTCCAACCTGCTCTGAATTGCAATATTGTGTTCCAAATACTTAGGATATGGCGGTTTACTGTGAGGTAGGGTCTGAATTAGATCTGGACGTTTAAACAGATTGGGGAATAGGTCTAGAACTTGTGTGAGGTTAATCGCAATTTGATCGGTACGATTGCTATGATTGAAGTTGTGAATACCATGTGTGTACATGTTTGACCAAAATGACTCAAGTGAACTTGCAACATTTGGTGCAAGTTGATCGCTTTCCCCCAAACTTAAGCAACTAATCGGAAGATGTTCACGAACAATACGCCCTCCTCTAAACCAAATCACCTCGGCAATATCATCAAAAATATTATTTACAGTTAGGTTCGGGCTACCTGAGCGTAACTGAACTACCGATCCAACTTGTATTGTTTGCAATTGATTTCGCTGTTTTAAGAGCAGCTCAGCCATTTGGTTGAAAGCCTTTATGTAAGCTTCTTTGATCTGAGCTGCTTTTGAACCTGTATATCCCATTGCCAGAAAGATAAAGCCATCTTTAGTCATTTCATACATTGGGCGTGGTTTACCTTGCCCATCTACATAATCAGCGGGCGAAAAATTTCGCTCGCTAAATTCTGCGGAACAATCCAATGTTTTGATCTTCTGCAATACATCTTTATGCGGTTTACCAAAAATCTCAGAGACTTTAAGACTGTCAGTTTTAATTTGGTCATTTTGAATGAATACAGCATTTTGTAATTCGAGTGTCATCATGAGCTTATCCCCCTATGAATAATATAGAGAAAGTCATAAAGACTGCACATAAGAACGTGAATGTGTCGATAACGTTTTTGAATAATTGGTGAATTTTGCGCTTTTTCTGGCGTTGTTTAAACGCTTCTAAATCATAGATAGGCGTGTGCTCGATGACATGAATAGATTTTTTCATGGTGATCTTCTCTTTTGTAAGTTCTTTGCAAACCTACCGCCATTCTTTCCACGGAATGGTGGCAGACCGAACAGGGGTGGAAATACCGTCCAAAAGAGTACAACGGCCAGCTAAAAGCTGCCCTGCCCGATCTACCATAGAGAGTCTATCAGATCAGACATTTTAGGCAAAAAAAAGCCGCTATGAGCGGATGTTTTCTGCTCTCTTTTGAATTGAAACAGGTTTCCACGCCTGTGCACAGATTTTGCTGTGCTTTTTCATATTGCCGATAGTGAATCGTTATGTCAAGATAGCGAAGCTTTAATTTAAGAAAGATATCGCATTCATTATCCGATTGCTGTCCTAAATTTCTTACTTATTTTCTTCATGTATAATTTGTCAATGCTCACAGGTCATTCTAGTAAATATGAAAATTCAACAATTTGAAGTTAGTGGTCTTCATGATAATGAAGAATCTATCACTTTAAACTTCCATGATGATTTAAATATACTTTCTGGCCGTAATGGTGCAGGTAAAACCACTATTTTAAAGCTAATGTGGTATCTAATTAGTGGTAACTTTGATAAAGCAGTGGCAGAAATCAAATTTAATTCAGCCATTTTAACTACTGACAAATATCAACTAAATGTAGAAGTTAATTACTATGAAAAAGAAAATCCATTAAAAAGTAGTCTTATATTAAAAAATAAAAATATTCTAAAAAACTTTGAAGAAGATGAAGTACTAACACAATTAATTACAAGTAAAAAAAATAAAGAAATTGCATGGTTCCTAACACAGTATATTGACTCTTCTTTTTTCATGCCGACTTTTAGAATGATAGAAGGAGGATTTACAACTGAAAAATATGATATCCAACATGATGTATTAAAGGAGTTCTATTTAGATATTAATAAAGACAATGATTATAATGATATTGCTATAGCTTTATATAAGTTATCAAAAAACTTAAGTAAACAAAATCACTTATTTATTACAAGTATTTCAGCAAAAGATATCGATATTTTTTTAGTAAAAAAATATGCTGAAATTATGAAGAAAGTTAACGTAACCCAAGGTGAGAGCGTTAGTCTATTATCAAATAAAATTAAACTTATGTTCAGAAATGAAAATCACCTTGATACCTTAAAATCGATTGACAAAAAACTTGAAGTTCTAAGGAATGAAATAAATGTATTAAATGAACCTTTGGACAAATTAAAATCTTCTATCAATCATTTTATGCCCCAATTCAAAGTTGGTTTTGATGAAAAAGTATATTTTAATCGTATAGATGATACCAATGTAGATGAAGAGTTAGATGAATCAGAAGTAGAAATTGGTTACACTTATGAATATGATAACTCATATGAATATGAAGAAACTTCAGAAGTTATAGAACCAACAAACCAACTTACAATAAATAATTTGTCTGCTGGTGAGAAACAACTATTGACTTTTGTTTCTTATAATATATTTCACAATGATACAATATTTTTTATTGATGAACCAGAATTAAGTCTACATGTAGATTGGCAAAATAAGTTGTTTAGCTTGCTAAAAGAACAAAATCCTAGTAACCAATTTATCATCAGCACCCACTCTCCTTTCATATACAGTTTATTCCCTGATAAGGAACTCATTATTGATGCTGATAAAGGTTGCTCGGAGTTCTAAATAATGGCAAAAAATAATCCATTAACTGTTCCAGTAATTATTTCAACAATAAAAAATTCTAAATCTGGAAAATATGTAGTCGTTGAAGGTGAGGATGATATTGTTATTTATCGGAACCTGATTACTCTCTATGGTTCAAAAGGTATTAATGTCATGCCTGCTGGAGGGCGAGATAAAGTTTTAGAAATTTTTGATGCTTTGAAAGAAACTCTTCATTTAGACAAAGCTATTTTTATTGTTGATCAAGATTCATGGATTTTCAAAGGTATTCCATTGCAATATCAACATCCATATATTATCTGCACTAGTGGTTACTCCATCGAAAATGATGTTTATCTTGATAGACAACTTGATACTTTAATGCAAGGTACAAATGTATTCTCTGCATTTCAGCAAGAATTACAGATATATTTAAAATGGTTCACATTAGCTATTACACGTTTTTGCACTAATGATAATGCGAATAGTGAAATATTAGATATTCATCCACAAAACTTTTTTCAAAGCTCTTCTACTATTGAAAGCTATTGTAGTTTAGAAGCTGATGAAGTTTTTCCACAAAACTTATATGATGAGTTATTGCTGAATTATGGATTAAAATTTAGAGGAAAATGTTTATTACCATTAGCAATACGAGCTTTAGGTAAGCGCCCTGATGCACCTAAATATAATTCTAAAACAATAATGGAAGAGACAGCAATTACTGGACGTAGAGATTATCTGAATCGGATTTTTAACGAAGTTGGTAAGCTAGCTTAATGTAAATTAATGAAGTAAAAAACTTTGATTAAGTTAAATTTCATCAATGCTCATTAATTTAGTTCCTTGAAAAATAAAGAGTCACTATGCAAAGATAGTGACTCTTTATTTTTTTATAAAAAATTCATTATGAAAAGAATTTGTTTAACCTTGCTTTGTGCTATGGGTGTAATGGGTTGCTCTGATAATCAGGCACAGAAAGATGCTTCAGATACTGCAGCTGCTGATCAAAAAGCTGCTGAGATTCGCCAGCAATATGAAGATCGTCAAGCAGAACTTGAGGAAGAAGATAAACCCCACTTTGACTGGCCAAAAGTGGACTATACGCAAGCTGTAGCTAAGGTCGACATTAAAGATGACCAGGCAATTATTAAAGCTGTTGGTGAACCCGTGGTTGAACAAGAAAAACTTACCAATGAGAATGGAGAGCCAGCCACAACTTATTATTTCAGTAAGAACGTCTCAAGTGGTTTAGAAATCACGTTAAGCCGTGAGTTTATTGATGTTGCTTGGCAATTTAATAGTAAGGAGCCTGTAAAAGCTTCTGCTATTTTTAATGATGGCCAACGTATTACACGTGCCCTTCTTGGTGGTAAAGAAGGTGCTGCACTCTACGAGAATATTGCTAAAGGTGGTAAAGTAGACTTCCTTAGCCTAGATGATGGTACCGAGATCCATAATGCCCGCTGTGGTGCTTATACTTGTCGATATCAGGTGGCTAGAAAATGAATATTATTAATAAAATAATTGATATGCTTTTATCAAGTACACCAAAAAATAAAACAAAAGAAACAGATAAAAGTTTAACTGAATTTTTTGGAATATTAGCTGCACTTACGATTATATTTCTTATTTGGGTCTACTACCCTACGTTTATAACTTGGATGGATAGGCCAAATATTAATATTCAAATACCATTAAAATTGAGTGAAATGGGAAATAGTCCTATTAATCCTAATAACTTTCATGAGGTGGGGGAAAGATTTGGTACATATGGCGATAGCTATGGCTCTTTAAATACTTTATTTAGTGGATTTGCATTTGCAATTTTAATTATATCTCTATTTATGCAACGTCAAGAGCTTAAAGAGCAAAGAAAAGAGCTTGAAGCTCAACGCCATGAAATTAAAGAAAGTAACAATATTGCTGAAGCACAAAGAAAAATTACTGAGCAACAAGCAGTATTAATCGAGCAACAAATTACTGACTCAAAAATTCAATCTTTCTATCAATTACTATTTAAATATATTGATGAAAAAAATAGAAAAATTAGTGATTTAAGAGCAAGCGATGTCACTGGGCAAAGATTGATAAATTATTTTTGTGATATTTTTGAAAGAGAATTTTCTTTTTCAAATAATCCAGAATATATAAGTAAAATAGACTATGATAGTCTTAATAATTATATTAATGAATGTTTAGTATCAGCACACATTAACACTGCTAATCAATTAATAGTGCATGAATATGCAGAATATTTAAATTTTATTTTGAGGTTTATTGAATCTCATAATAAATTAGATATTACCGAGAATGCCATATTAACTTTTATATCTTATCAAAACATTAATGAAATGAAATGTATGGCATATTTAGCTATTAATAATGAAGAATTATTTGAGTTCATACACAAGTACTCTTTATTAAGAAAATTAAACACTTATGAGGAAGAAAGTAATTTTTTTCATAGTATAGTTTATAGAATATACCAAGAGGATGCTTATACCCCATGATCAACTCCTACTCTGCCAAATCCCAAGTACATAAATATTTGGCTCTAAAGTTATTTAATGAAAAAAATGCATAGGATATAGCGTCGGCCATATCACTGAACTGCTTATTAACCGTCTTAGCCATTTTGGTCATTGTTGTTTGCCAACCATCTAATAATGGCCATTCATCTTTTAAAATTTTTAGTTTTGGAATAGGTCGTGGTTTAAAAGATTTTTTATATTGTGCAAATGACTGATAGCAAGCTCTCCGAAGTTGTCTATTCTTTACTTTATGGATACTTTGGGGTTTAAACGGAAAGTCTAAAGAAAAGTCCCAATACAACTCAGGTACCATTTCTTCACAACGCTTAAGCCATATAAGCTCACGGCCATTAACACGGCTTAAAAAGAATATTTTGCCCTTAAATACAATATTTAAAATGGGAGTAAGATGCTGGACTTTTTTCATTTCAAGTCAACTCCAGTTATTTTCTTCTCTTCCTGCAGCTGCTCATATTCAGCTAACCAATCTAAGCGATTAAATCCCCCTTCATTAAAATTTGGATAAATGCCTGCAATAAAAAAACCTTCTTCATGTGCTGTCTTTTGATAGGTATGGGCAATGATATTTACATAATCACATTTAAGATTATTCAATGCTTCATAGGCTTCATGTGCAATTGGATGGTCTGGTGTGACATTGATCATTAAGTATCATCCTTTAAATCTTGAATGAAATAGATATAAAAAAATGCGTTGAGAAAAATAAACAAATAGAAAGCAAACAATAAAAAAACTTGGATTGGAGGACTCATGAATGATTCTCCAAATGCTTTAAAGCCGATACTTTAGGATCTAGTTTTTTTATAGACGGGATTTTGACATCGGGATTTGGTTGGCCACTTGGTGATAGTTGAGTCTTGATTTCAAAATGTGCTTGGCAAGTAAATCCACATTTAACATTGGTACATTGCAAATATAAAAGTTTGAGTAATGGATGTTGTTGTTTACTACTTCGTATTTGTAAATGTGATAATCCGCAGTGAGGGCAGGAAAATCTGGATTTCAGGGAGCTTTGTTGTTGTAAATTAATTGAAGTCATATTCACCCCGTCTAAAGAACATAATTTAAACCATTATATTTTATTCGGTGAAATATTTGTTCTTTTTATCTATTTTTAATACTATTCAGTTAGTTTTTCTTGTGTAGAAAAATTTCATGGAAAATTTAAAATGCCGATGCTGTTTTAAACTGCTCGCAAAAATTGGATTATTTGACTCAATAGAAATTAAATGTCCACGTTGTAAAACATTAAATAACTTCCAGAGCACCTTGAGTGCCTTACCTGAACGCCAATCAGAGCGTCAACATCAAACAGGTAAGATTGATGACAAACTCTTCTGTAACACCTCAATACAATCCTAAAGGCCACAGTTTTTCCGGCTGGCTTGGCGGTAAATCACAACTCGCACGCACCATTATTGATTTAATGCCCGAACATAAAACCTATGCTGAAGTATTTGGCGGTGCTGGTTGGGTTTTATTTAAAAAAACCGAATCTCCGGTCGAAGTCATTAATGATGTAAATGATGACCTCATCAATTTATATCGAGTACTTAAATTTCACTTTGATGCTTTTATCGCAGAATTTGAACTTCAGCTTTTTTCCCGAACCATTTTTAATGAAATGAAAAAGAATGATCGTGGATTAACTGATATTCAACGTGCAGCTAAATTTTATTATTTGCTTCGAGCTGCTTTCGGTTGCCAGTTAGATGGTACTTTTACTTATAGTAAAGACCGGAAGAGCCGATTAAAACTTGGTGAAGATTTGCGTGAACATTTAGCATCTATCCATGCACGCCTTCAAAATGTGGTAATTGAAAACGCCAGTTATGATTACGTGATTAAACGTTTAGATAGTCCTGACACGCTTTTCTATTTGGATCCGCCCTATTGGGATTGTGAAAATGTTTATGGCAAAGGTATTTGGTCTAAACAAGACTTTTATGATTTGAAAAACTATTTAGACAAAATCCAAGGTAAATTTATTTTAAGCCTAAATGATAAACCTGAGGTACGGGAGCTTTTCAAAGACTTCAATATCCAGCATAAGAAGATCCGTTGGTCAGTGAACAATAAAGCTGCTCATGAAGAACATAATGGCAATGAATTAATCATCACAAACTTTTAAACTGATCCCTCTTCGGAGGGATTTTTTATGAAAGATGAAATTTTAAAACCAGATTTAGTACGGGTTAGTCTCAGTGATAATAAACGTGCCGACTTACCTTGTTTAATCGATAGTAAAAGTAACATCGTAAAAATATTTGATTACCAGGGCAATGAGCTGAAGCATAACCCCCAAGCTAAGACGGTGTTTTGGAGGAATCAGTACTGGAATTACTACTAAGCTCTTTTTCATCTTGTAGTTCTTTGTATTCCCTTTCAAGTGCAGTTGTGGCCGTCTTTTTGTTTTTATAAAGATAGGTTAATCGCTTAGGTGTAGTTTGATCCCCTTTAGTTAATTTGCCTGTATTCTTCCCATCTTTGTAGTAAGCAACAACTCCTGTATAACTTCCCATTTCATCTTCTACCAATTGTGATAAATCGTCTGCATCAGGTAGATAGATCTCTAAATCGACAACCGTGATAAAACCGTTATCTGGGTCTAATGTATGAACTACTTTTGTGCCTAACCACACGATGTCATCAATTTCGTCTTTTAAACCCACAAACTGTATAGGCATTTCTGGAATCAGATCAGGTCGACCTTTGGCCAAGGTATAACTGAAAGTCGCAGACTTTGACTTAATACGGTTGTATTCAGCTTGGGCCACATGTTTTGCTGTCTTTTCATCGCGTTGAATATGTCGAAGCTCTCGAGTGTTTTCATCTGACATACCCACCGTGACTTTTTGTCTCTGTGCTTTGTTGTTGTCATAGTAAAAAACTGTAACCCCACTGACTTCATCGGCACCATCAGTATCAGAATAACGATGTGAATCTCCTGAATCCCGAGTTATAAGAAAGTCTGGAAAAGCTTGGCCTGAAATTGTTTTACCATCACCTTTTGGCATAAAAAGTAAGTAGCCATTTTTAACGGTAGCAATCGCATCATGTTCGTCTGCTATGCGTGTAATCAAATTTGCATCCGATTCATTCTGGTCGATATGAGCTAAACTAATTTTGCCTAGCTCATCGTTGATGGTAGAAATTAATCCATGTTCTTTAGCAATGCTACCGACGATATCGGCGATAGTTTTTTTGTCGAAGCTTCTTTCTTTTTTCTTTTTAAAAGTCGCCTTCAGATCTGCAGCTGCTCCACGTAAGGTTAGAACATCTGGTGCTCCAGCATGTTCACGCTCTTTGACCAGGTATTTACCTTTATAAACTAGTCCTTCATTGCTCCAGCCGAGCCATAGTTGAACTTCGGCACCTTTTGGTGGAATAGCTAACAAACCATCATGATCAGATAACTCAAGCTCGAAGGTATCAGCTTCGATACCTCGGTTATCAGTAATGGTTAAACGCATTAGTCTACTTTGTACAAGCTCTCCTATATCTTTTCCATCCACAATAATTCGGTAAATAGCATGAGGATAGCTATTATCAAGTTTTTCCGTCACTTTATTTACAGCTTGATTTGCAAGTTCCATAACAGCCATCTATAGAACTCCTTCTAATACTGAACCTAATACATTGCCAATTAGGACTCCTGCTGTTGTAGTTTTTTCTAAAGTAAGCGTGAATTCAATTTTTCGTGGCGTACCATCTTTAAAGAAGTAGCTTTGGGTTTCATTCACACTTTTAAGCACCCACAAACCATAAATTTTGCCATTACCGGCAATAAGTGGAAAAGATTTACCTGTATCCCCCATAAGTCTTAAAGCAGTGAGAGATAATTGGGAACCAAACTCTGGAACAATTGTTCCGTCTAAAGTGATTACATCCTCTCCTTTTCCCGTAAATTGATACGCAGGCATATCTCCTACCCGTGAGTTAGAAGGATGTTTCCATGTTGTGGTCCGCTGTAGTTGTTGGTAAGTGGCCGTTGGTATGGAAAATACAAACATGCCAAAAATCATCATCATTTGTTATTTTCCTTATGCTTGATCAAGAAAACTATTACGTACACGAGCAAGTTTTTGCTGATCTCTTTTATTTAATACGTTCTCTACCATACGTTGTAGATCTAACAGGTTTTGTCCTGGTGCCTGGTGGATATGTAAAGTAATCGTATCGCCTTGGATCACAATGTCGCCTCGTTGCGAGCTTGAAATCATTTGTGCCGGTCGTACCTTTGACAATGCTGGTGCTACATCAATTTTTTGTACTGCAGCTGCTGCATTTGGATTAAATACTTGAAGTACTCGAGTAAATTTATCTTTTAGACCAGGGAACCCTGTTTCAAGTCCAACTCCAATGCCACTCATGACATGGCCACCCAAAGCAGCCATTACGCGTGAAGGGCTGTGAATATCCATACGTTTTGAAAAGAAGTTAGGAATATAACTAGTGATCTCATTCCACGTACTTTTTAGGCTAGAAATTTGAGACCGAATACCTTTGACCAAACCATCAATGAGCATTGATCCAAAACCTGTGAATTTCGCAGGCAGTTCAATACCAAACCAAGAAAGTACTTTTGCAAAAACTGAGTAGAACAATCCAAAAGGTGACCAATTCAGAATTAAAGTACTCATGCCCTGAATACCACCTGAAAAAGCAGTTTTAGCTTCATTGATACGTGCACCGAACCATTGGCCAATTGGTGCAAATAAAGAAGTTATTGAAGACCAGGCTAAACTTGCTCCAATTGAAATAGTTGCCCAGACTCCAGCAAACCATTCTTTAATAGGTCCCCAATTCTTATAGATAAGATAAGCAGCTACTGCGATACCTGTAATGATTGCAATGATTGGATTTGCCAAAATCATACGGCCGACAAACAAGAAAATGCGTCCTAGACCAAACAAACCACCCTTTAAAATGCTAAAAACGGTAGGGATTCTACTGAATACACTCATCAACATAGATCCACCTGTTGCGGTGGAGGCCATAATTAATCTAAGACTTAACATACCTAGAATTAGCGGTGAAAAGATTGCTAATGCACCACCAATAGCAATTAAGCTTGTGGCTATGAACAAGATGCCGTAACCCAGAGCTTTAGCTAGTGTTGGGTTACGTTCCATCCATCCAGTAAATGACTGAAGCGCACTTGTTGCTGTTTCAATGGCTTTGGTATAGACAGGTAAAATTGTTTGGCCAAACTTCAAATAAGCATCATTGAGCTTTGCTTTTGCTTCAAGTTCTTTACCTGCAGTACTTCCTTTCGCCTGTTCATTTAACTGATCAATGTTAAAAGCACCTTTATTGAGCTTCGTATTTTTATGAATTTGCTCTCTTTGGTCGTACATTGTTGTAAACAGGTTCGATGCATTACGGTTGGTAAAAATACTCCCAATGGCATCATGGATTTGATCTCGGCTTGTAATTCCTTTAGCAGCTAAGGTAGGTAAAAGAACTTGCTCCATCCATGCAAATTGGTCTTTCTTAAACAGACTTGCGCCTTTAATTGCACCTACATCAAGAAATGATATTTGACCGGCTTTATCATGTTGAACTTTTGACGGATCTGCGATTAATCCTAAATTGAGCATGTTATTAGCAGCTCTTTTGGTTGTTCGACCTTGATAAATGTTTTGATATGCAGACATTGCCGATGTACCAAAGCGATGACCACCCAGCTCTTGAACAATTGGTTCCATCTTGTAATAGAAGGCTTCATTGGTTAAACCTTTAACAGCAACACCACCTGTTTTAATAGCATTGAGCCATTCATTCGCCTGTACACGTCCACCTGTGGCAGTAATCACCTGTTGAATAATATTGGCTTGTTCATTAAATGCCGACTGGCTTTTTAAGCCGTTTCTTAATTCGATGACTTTAAGCATATCCATGAACTTGCGTTCATTTTCCTCACCATGCTCATTACCAAACATGGCTTCATTTGCAAATTTCATCTTGGCCAAAGTTGGTGCAACCATCTTGGCATGATGAACATCGGCAAATGCAGTTACACCATCACGAACCAACTGAAGATTATCTCGCGTCGACGTACCGAACGTTTTCATTGCTCGAGCATAATTAATAGCTTCAGCTGTAGCTTCTTTTCCAAGGCCTAAAGAGGCAATACGGTTTTGTTCAGTATCGACTCCTTTAGATTCTTCAATTGGTTTTCGCATACTGTAAAGTATGCCAGCTCCAGTGAATGCAGCACCGGTACCATACATAGCTGCTGAGCGAACATTAGATGAATGTTTTTGATATTGCTGCTGAGTTAAACCTAATGTTTTGAGGTGCTGTTGCTGTTTACTAATGGCTGAATTGGTATTTAGAATTTTTAATCTTAATTCTTCCTGGTGTTGAGCCAGATCGGTAGATTTTAAACCTGCAGCATTTAACTCTTGGCGCAAAGCCATTAACTTTGGTCGACCTTCAGTTACTACTTTATTTAAACGTTTAGATTCAGCTTCAGCTTTTTTTAGCTCAGAAGATAGTTTTGAACTTGGATTGATCGCTAATTGTTGTTTTAGGGCTGCAACAGTCCGCTTGTTTACTTCTAAAGCTTGTGTAGCTTGTTTTACGTCTTCTTTCAACTTTCTAAATGTTGCAACACGGTCTTGTTGTTTCTCAAGATCTCTTAACTGATCTCTAGTTTTTTTTAAAGCGACAGTAGCAGCATTGCTGCTGCCAACTATCATTTTCAAAGCGGGGCTCAATTTATTTTTAGACCCAAAAATAACTTCTAATTTTAATTGCTTCATTCGGCATCTGATCCATTTCGTTCAATGGCTTTTTGATGCCATTGCATCAGTTCGGAGAGTGACATTTCGTCATAAGTCTGTGGTGCCCAGTTGAACACCACAGCAATATTGGCAATTGCATCTTCTACCGTTGGAGTGCAAGTTCCGCACGAACTGACTTCGGTTGCAAAAAATCAATAATTGCGCCACCAAGTTGAATAATGTCGACAGGATCCACCAGGTTATTCAATTGATGCACATTTAAAGTTGGGGATGTACATAAAGGGAGTAATGTACAAATTGCATTAACATCACCATTTAGGATGTCAGCAATACGCACCTTTCGTAATGCAGGAACACTTGGTTTTCGTACCTGTACCGATGAAATTTCGGTATCACCAATTTTAAAAGGGGAATCTAGAGGAACATCGATAACATCTGGATTTTGGATTGCTTGTAAATTTTCGATTTGCTCTTGAGTTTGCATGTCTGCTTCCTTTAATAAAATTAAAATAAAAAAACCTTCTGCAGTACTGGACTACAGAAGGGTAGGAAAACTAGTGGCCAATGTTAGCGCGGTGTTTTTCAAGTAAATCGACACCGTTTACATTTTCAATTAGACCAGGGATATCGATTTCAATTTCAACTTTGCCGTCGATAGTTAACTTGTAATAGGACCAAATGGTTTTAATTGATTTTTCAGTATCATCACCGGGCTTGGAAGTTCCGAAATCAATCTCTTCATGACGACCACGAACGACTACTTCGACCGCAGATGTCTCACCTGTATCGTCACGTTGGTATGAGCCTGCGAAACGCAAACCGATTGCACCCACAGTTGCTGCACCAAATTGACGGATCACCAATGGATCGATACCGCCGAGCTTCCAAGAAAACTCAGTAATATCATCTGCTAAACCAGCATCCCATTTGATGTTTCCGTTCATGCCACCACCACGCCAATCTTCAAACTTGCGGCCGAGCTTTGGCAAAGTGACCTCACCTGTTTGTCCAAGGTATGAGTTACCTTCGTTAAACAGGTCCATTAATTTCAGTTTTTTAGGTAAAGACATTTATTCCTTCCTTATTTTTATTCTGGTTAAGCCGTCATACGCGAAGCGAAATCAGCCAAATAACGATCAGTAATACGTTGGCGTAGTGTGAGATCTTCAAGTGGTGGCACTGGAGTAAAGTCATAATCAAGTAACAAACGACCTGATTTAAGGGATTCTTTTGAATTCGCTGAAGGATCAAACCAACATTCGCCATCAATGATGTAACCGCCAGTTTTTAGATCACGGAATTTAGCGTTAATACCCTCGACAATGTCACGCGCCAATGAAGGATGAAGTGGTTTATCCACTGCCCACATGTGTCCTTCAGCCATAGTGTCAGCAAGGATTTGCGCTGTACGGGTATAGTTTTCGAAAGCAAATAATGGATCTGCTGAACAGGTACGAGAACCCCAAAAGCGGAAACCGTCACGTTGGATCAATGTTGTGATTTCATTACTATTGAGATAACCAGCATCTGTGTCCATTGACTGGAGCTGCCAGAAAATATCTTTAGAAATACCTGTAACGCCATTAACTGGAACGTTTGACAAGGTCTTATGCCAGCCAATTTCATTATCGATCTTAGCTCGAAGACCCATCGCACGGGCGGTAGCATCAAAAACTGTGGTACTTGAAGTGACTTTATCCCAACCTAAAAAGTCTGGGTAAATGAGCATTGCTTCACGTGCACCAATTGCATCGCGATATGCAGCTGCTTCTTCTTTCGTGTCACAACCAAAACAAGACAAATAGTTAAATGCACGGAGTTTCTGAGCAATAGAATTTAATCCAGCTGCTACTGGAGCAGTATCTAGTCCTGGTACACCTAAAATACGTGGACGAACTTTAAGGTTTTGCTCAGCTGCCAATAACGCTTGCATCCCCGTATAGCGACCATTTACGAAGCCACCAAGGATTTCAGAGTTCTGCTCTGCCTCAGTTGTTTTCTGATCTACACGTACAATGACTGTTACTGCATTGGTCTGATCTGCAATCGCTTGAAGCGAACGTGCTAAAGTACCTTTATCCCCTGCTTTATCTAGTGCAGTTTTAATATCGGTTGCCAGTACTGGAGTATTAAGTGGAAGTGCAACTGCATCCGCATCTTCAGCGGTAGCAACTAAGCCGATGACAGAAGTTGAAACTGTACGAATGGGACGTGTCCCCTCATTAAGTTCCACGACTCGAACACCGTGATGGTATGAATCTGTAGCCATAGAAAAAGCCTGTGAGCTGTTGTTATTTATTCAGTTCACAGGCTTACAAATTGGATTTTTTATCGCTATTTTGGTCGGTTGTAATACGGCTATTTACAACTAAATCAAACCCAAAATTTAAAGTTTACTCTAAGACTATTCTTTTGCAATTAAGCCATGTCCTGTTCCATCTCTAAGTGATTCCAAAATTTTATTAACTTTTATAATAACTTCTGCAAGGGATGCATTAGAAGCTAGATTAGCTATTGCTTCAAGTTGACCTCCGACCACACGTTTACCTTCAACCACAAAACCTGCACCATTTGCTTCAACTGCACCAGAAAATTTTGCTTTTCTAGTCTGATCTACAGTTAGATATTCAACACCGTTTAAACGATATTGAACAATACCAAATGCTTGACCTGAATTAGGGTGAGTGACAATAACATTATGGAGGCTTCCGTAAGTCCCATTATTAAGCAATCCTTTCACTTCGAAAGCTGCAAGAGTCGTGTCACTACCGTCTGCATCAATATGGTGAATTACTGTGTCTGATTTGCCCAAGCGATAATCATATTTAGTTAATGGCTCGGCGGTATTGAAACCGATCCAAGCATGCGCCCCATTTTCGCCAGGCCCTTCTTGACAAAATATTGTAGGGACATCAACGTTATAACCAAGCCCCAACCCTCTTTTACTTATCTCAAGGGGTGAACCTTCATTAATTCCCTTACCGATAAGTTGCGCACCATTGAAAGCAAGTAGAAATGTACCGTATGAAAAAGCAAAATTTCCGTATGCCTCTGCTCTATAGCCATGTGCGCGTGCTGCCGCGCCCTCGCTCCCATCATCACCATATAAGTCATAATCAGGATGTGAGGGCTGTGTTTTACCTGCAATAGATTTATAACCATCAGTAGATGCATAACGGCTATTCGACTCACATTCTTCACCCATTGCATTACTTATACGACCTTGGGCTTTAGTATTTTTACCATAGGCAAATGAACAGTAACCATAATTAGTACCATCCTTTGGTACATCTGGATTACCTGTACAGGCTCCAGCTCCGCCAGCCAAAGATGCTACACCATATGAAACAGCATCATGACCAAAAGTATTAGAAAGATAAGCTGGTGAGCATCCATTACGACCAAATGAAGCTGATCCAATACCAATATTTTCTTCAGCCCATGCATCTTTGTTTGTTAGACCTCGGAAATGATTCTTTACCATATCATCTAAAGGTACTTGATCATTTAAGCCATAACGTAATGCACCTTTTGAATGAATAAGATCAAATCTAATACTTCTTTCAGCTAAAACTTTGGGAAAATCTTTTTTAATTGGAACAGTACTTTCAAGTACTTCTGCTTTAGCATTATTAACCGCTTGTATAGTTGCTAAAACAATATCTGGATCAATCACTAATTCAAAATTCGCAGTATTATCAATCTGAATTACCATGCGAAATGTCATAATTCTGGCTGTGCCATCATTTGGATTAGGTTTATATGTTGGTGGATAATTCGAATAAGCAACAAGAACATTCCCAGCCCAAAGTCCTAATTCACGGATATTAAAACCACCAATAGCACTAGCAATAATGGCTTCAGCGCGTAACCAATTGCTATTATTTGGATCTGGTGCCAAAGAGTTAAGCTGTGTTTTATAAACTTCGTTAACTAAATGAGTAAATGAAGAATTAGGTACGGGTAATGATCCGCCTCCATCACCAAAAGACATATCTGTAATACCGAGCTTAGTTCCATTTTGAATTGCTTGGCGCAAAAGTGACAGACCTTGCTCTGTAAAAACTGAATAATAAAGTTCACCAGCCATAATTATGATCTCGGATATATTGTTGTTTCGTCATGCCCGTAATGAGCAAAAATTGGATAAATCGCAGGAGTTAATTCATCTTGTTTTGGGTAAATAGTTACTTCTTCACCGCCATACATTGCGCATGCGATATTTGTTTCACCGTTTATATTTAAGACATTGGTTTCAATGGCCTTTAGTTCCCTAGTCAAAGGCTTGGCATCTTTAAGAAGGTCAACCAAAGTTTTTTCATCACGTTCTGATAAAGTTTTTCCATTAGTATCAATTGTGATTTGGAAAGTACCTGGTTCATTCATTGGGCTTTCTTGCCACCATTCATGAATCGTTAATGAATAGCCGAAACTTTCCACAATTGAACGAAGTGCGAAGTTAGTACCCTTATATTTATGTACTTTGATTGAATTCTTGATTTGTGCCCGTTTAACTTCATCTGGCCAATCATCTTGCCAACGGTCTACTGAAAATTGCCAAGCAAGAATTGATAAAAAGTCACTTGGGGCATCATCTACACGTATTAATCGAGAGAGATCCGTATCAATTTCAGATATTTTTGATGTTGTTTTAACTAATTTATTTTCAAAATTAGTAGCATTTGGAGGAAGTAAATTCATTATTCATTCCTCACGCTCAGTTTAATAGCCGTACATGAAGCTGCCTGAAAATTAGTAAGGTGGATTTCAGCCGTAGGACTAACTAATTCAACTCGCTCAACACCTGAAACCTTTAAAATTGAATAGAGATCAGAAAAAAATACACCTTTACCAATACGTTTTGGTTCTTTGGTATAGGCTAAAGCATTGGCCTGTGCAGCTGCTAAAACAGAATCTGTTTCTGGAACATTCTTAGTGACTAAAACTGCTTCAATTTCATAGTTAATGATTTCTGCTGACTGAACAATGACACGATCACCCGTTGGGCGTTTCTTTTCTGCAGAAACATAGTTTTTGACAATGTTATTGAGTTCTTCTGTTGATGCATTATTTTCTGTATCACGTTGAAGAATTGTCAAAAGTGCATGTGCTGGAGCTGGTGAACTACACTTAACATCGGCCACTCGCCCATCGGCACTTAACGTGTGATATTCATAAGATGATTCTGGGCCAGCAGTACTTAATGCATCTAGTTTCTTTTGAATACGATAACGAAAGTCTTCATCACCTTCATAAACTGCTGGTGTCGGTGGAACAACAGCATTGTTAGCAGGTGAAATGATTAACCGAGATACATCAAAATTTGCCCCCCATACGTCCAGATCTGAACCTTTTGCAAATGCTAAAAGCGTAGCAAGTGCTTTTTGATTAGTTCTATTACGCAGAATCATTTCTCGGTAAGCATTTTCTTGCAGATATTTATGCAATGGGTCTGATTCCCGACTTAGTTGAATACGTACTGCAGCTTGTTCCTCTTCCGGGAAAAGTGAAATAAGGTATTCTTTTCGCTCAGCTAATATTTGTTCATAATCAACTTCATCAACAAAATTTGGTTTAGGTAACAAATTAAAATCAACACTCATGAACTCGCTCCCATTTTCAAGGGAATACGTAGATTCATGTTTTGACCAGTTACTGTGGAAGTACCTTCAAGATCAAAAATAAGTCCATTTTCTTTAACTTGAGTATTCAGAATTTGGCTGACATTAATACGATCTTCCCAACGTAAAATCGCTGTATAAATGGCGCTGTAGCACTTTAAAATCAAAACTTCATTAATTGGTTGATCTATTAAATCTGGAATTAAAGATCCATATTCACGACGCATAATTCTTGAACCTATCGGTGTGCTAACAATATCGTCTATGGACTGCTGAATTGACTGTTCCTCAGTTTCTAAGGTTTGGCCGTTATTTTTATTAATCATTGTGGCTCTCCTGTAGTACCACCGCTATCACCAGGATGTTTATGATGTCGTTGTGAAATAGATCCAGCTTTTACATCCCCATCAGTACTGAAATCGCCTTTTGAATGACTGCTTCCTTGTACAAGTTGACTTCCACCAACAGTATTGTTTCCCGTCGTAACAGAACTGCCGTTTATATATAGATTGCCGTTGTGGGTTGTACCGCCTGATATAGCATTGATAGTAAGACCGTCATTGGCATTTACAGTTACTCCTCCATTAGCATTTACAGTCACTCCCCCATTAGCTGTTAACTCAACTGTTCCAGAAGGTGGAAGAATTGCAAACAAATGATGAGTAGCAATGTCATAAGCGATGACACATCCATCAGCAAATACACGAATATTCTTGTTTAAATCATCAGAAGGAGCTGGATTTAATTCGTTATTTAAGCCTGCAATTGCGATTCCCATTTCAAGAACACCGCATGGACTCAAGACAATCACTTCCTCGCCAATACTTGGTGGATCCCAAGCCTTATCGTTACCAGCACGTAAATTTAAAAAACGGATTTCTGCAGTTGTAATCTCGCCGATTTCGACGGTAACTGTTGAGAAAGGTTTAGACGGTTTTATGGTCTTAATTTTTCCTAAACGAATTAGGTTTTCAAGACGACGAAAGATTTCTGCATTCATGCCTGCAATCGTGTTGCAGACATTTTTTAAAGGCTATTTGATTCCGTTGTAATACGGCTATTTACAACTTATTTGGATAAATGACTTAGGATGTCATCTTCAATCATTTTTAGTTCTTCTGGGGTGAATCCAAGCAGCTCACGACTGTCATATTTTACTGTTGGCCCATCTTTATCAACTTTATCTTTTAAACCGTATTGGTGCACCCGGGCAATGAACGCAACTCTTCCTGTAAATCCAATTGTAATACCGACTGGAGTTCGTTCAATTCTCATATATTTGGCATTTTTTATGGCATTAAACATCTTATTCTTAATCTTATTCTTTTTATTTCGAAGACGATCTTTACGAGGTACATAGCGAGTTCCATCCGCATTTAGTTGCTGAGTGATTCTTTTTTTCTGAGAAGTACGAAGTTTACGAGCTATGCTCATTTCAAGCTTACGCATTTCCGCATCGCTTAATTGCATTAGCAAATGGCCAAGGTGATCTGATAATGCTTGTAACTCAGCCATAGTTAAGTACCAAAATATTGATTTTCTGGATCAGCTGACGTCCACTCAGCCAATAGCTCACCAGTTTTATTATCAAATAGTTTAAAAGACTGAGCTTTAGTTGCTGTTTCATATTGAGGTTCATCTGGAAAACTTACGTCCATAGCACCATCGGATTGGCGCTTAACAATTACTCGCTCGGTTAAAGGCAAAGTCAAAGAAAAATCGACAGTATGGTTATCAAGTAAAACCGTTTCAAACTTAAACGCCTCTTTGCTTTTATCTAGATTAGCCAGCAGCTCATTCTGGTTTACACGTACCCAATCCAGTAATGGAATCATAATTGCATCAAGTTCGCCTGCGTACTCGGTTAGGATAAAAGTAAGGTCATATACGTATTCAAAAGAAAGACCATTTGCCAACGCACAACGAATATTTCCTTTATCAGTAAAGATGAGCATTCGCTCAGGATCACGCTGTAATTCCATTACAGCGTTGAGCATGTGCGTGCGGAGACTTTCAGGCTTTTTCATGCTACTTTTTTGCCTCCATAAATCGGCTCTAGATGATCCCATTCTCTCTGAAATTTTGCTTGATATCCTAGTTTTTTATAATTTGGTCCGTTGTACAAAGTAAATACTGTAGGCCAATCTTCAGCTCGCAAAGCATCCAATAATGAAACTTTTTTTTCATTAACTGTTCCAGTTTTCCATTCAATAAAACGGATAAAAGCTTCTAACTGCAAAGATTCACTCGTTTGCATCTGTTCAACAAAATCAAATACAGATTGATAACCTAACTCTTTCCAATTTTCGCCCATTATCTGGAACTGTCCCCAACTGCAGGACATCAGGGCAGATTCAGTATGAATATTTTGAGCTAGTCTTAAGCGTGTATATTCAGCTTCATCGCCTTTATAACCACCACTTACTGTGTTAACAATACTTGGACTGGCTTTCATCTGAGCATTAGCAAATGTTTTGCCTTTGAACTGAGCAAGATAGAAATACATACGATGCCGCTCAAAAAGAATCTTTGCTTTGCCGTTTTTTAAGAAACCCAATCCACGTCCTTCTGTTGCTCCAAATACTCTAATAGCAAGTTCTGAAACCTTGAGGCGTTTAGCTGCAGCAACGTAATCTGAATCTTTTAAGAATTTACTAATATCAGATCCATTAAGGGCATCCCGAGTTTTATCACCAACTTTTCCGTCTACAAGCAAACCCTTAGTTTTTTGGAACTGAATCACAGCATATTCAGTACTTTCACCAAAAATTCCATCTGGACTAATGACCTTGCCATTTTTGCCCTTAAATCCGAGTTCTTTAAGTTTTTTTTGGATTTCAATTACTGCTTCGCCTCGAGCACCAAATTTTATAATCATGATGTACTCCAAATCAGTTTTGCCACATTTCCTTTAGTTCTTAAAATGAGAATGGCCAACACCACAGCAAATACTGCATCAAATAGAGTTACTGGATCTTTAAAAAACAGTATATGAATAGACTGGCCAAAAAAAGCTGCGATGAGAACTGCAGCAAAGATTGAGTAGCCGCGATGGAAATTTCCACCATGGCTGAAACTAACAATACGGAAGCCACAAATGAGATAGGCTAACACTGCAATTGTTTGAAAAATTAATTCGATCATGACTTGCCACCTCGAAAGATGTTCAAAATATCGGATAGTTTTGCCGTTTTAACCCAGTCGACAACTTTGATTAAAATGAACAGGCAAAGTGTTGAAGTAATTAAAGCTGCAACTGCATCAGCTTTTAGAAAAGTATGCTCAGTAATAAGTGGCGCACTGATATAGCCAATACCTGTTGCAAGCAACATATTGCGGATCCGTTGAAAGGGATTTAAGTCTTTTTCAAAAGTCGCAATGAAAGCTGCACCTAAGACGGCTCCGAGCAAAGCATTGCCATTGATAAATGGGAGTAAAGACATTGTGCTCAAAGTTGCAATTGTTGCTGTTGTTGTAGTTGGTTCTGCCATTTGTTTTTAGTCCCATAGCTGGATGGTTTGTTTAGTAAGTTGCGGTGTTTCAATATCTGGCAGAATGATTTGTGTACCCATAGGTATAAACGCACCAAATTCTGCAAGTTGTGGATTAGCTTCCAAAACCATTTCAACTACACCTGAACTTCGTCCGTATTCACGCCAACAAATGGAATCGACCGTATCGTTTTGTATAGCAATTATGGTCTTCATATCAGTTCCACAACCGTATGGTCTTCACCCAAAAGCTGCTGAATTGCCCATTGTTTATTTCGTCTGTAATCATCAACGGTATATTCGGCTTCTTTTGCTTTTTTTACACCTGAGTCAGAACTGCCATAATTTCGGTAGTTTTCATTTACCTTCGCAGCCACACCATTAGCGATAGCAGACAAATACAAATAATCAGTTTCGGGGAGATCATTAACTTGTAACTTTGATAAATCAGAAAGTTTAGAGGCCTGCCCTTTTAAGCGGATTAACAGTCTGTTGATGTCGATGACTTCTTCAATGATTATTTGCTTAAGTCGCTCATTGGTAACGGCTCCGTCAATACGGACGATTTCACGAATACAATCCAAAGCAACAGACGGATAAAACGGGTCACTTTTGATCTCGATCTGACTTGGTGTGTTATTACCATTTGCAACAAATCCCATGTTATCCCCTGCTGTATTTTTTGATTTAGTGCATGGGTGGGAACAATTGCTATGTAGATATCACACTGTAATGACATCACAATTATTCGCCCATGCGGTGCGTGGGCACTTGTTAAGATGATGCAGCAGCATCACCCGTATTTGTTTCTTTAGAATTGTCAGTGGTTATTGGTGCAAATTTATCAATAAGCTTCTGCACGAGATTTAAATCTCCTTTCCCACCACATTTTTCATCTAGTTCAACAGCTTTTTGTAGATATTCCACAGCTGCTTGAGTGTGGACCAGATCTGGTTTGTCTTTATCGGTTATCAAGCGAAGTTCAGCTTTACCAAGAGCCAAATACAACTTAGCTTTGACTTGGTCTGGCATATCAACTGTTTCTGGTGGTAAGTCTGAATTGATCATTAGTGATTCAAGTCGTTTCAGAACTTCAATATCGATATATGCATTCGTTTTTAATTTCTTGAGAAATTCTGAAGCGATCTCTTCTGTGATGACACAAGCAGGTGTACGTTCAAAACGATCAGGTAAAGCCAAACCATGTTGTAAAACATATTCAGCAAGTAATAAGGCCTGATTGAAGTTACCGACATCAATATTCCAGATCATCATTTCGGTAACAATTTCATCTTGAACACCCGTTTGCGCTTCAAGAATACCTTCAAGATACGGTGCATAGATTGGTAATAAGGTAGCTTTCAATTTGACCTTATTTTCCGTGGACTGGATCTGCTTTAAGCGTGCACGGTCATTGTTGAGTTGCATTAACTGTAACTCGTATGCCGTAGCATCTTTCATTGTGCCAAATTCAGCAGCCGATTCGGCTGCTGCTTTAGCACTATGTTTTTGAAAATGTTGGCGTGCTAATGACATAGGCTTATACCATTTCGATTTTTTCAGCCATCGCAGCTAAACCGAGATCTTCGATGTAATAATCTTCATTAGAAGATTCATAGTTTTCAATCTGATCACGTTTTGGATTGTCGATGATAGTACGACGACGGGCACCTTCTTGAACATAAATTGATAGGTTATCGAAGGTAGTGACTAAAATGGCATCTTCAGGAAAGAACGGAACAGCATAAACTGGTAAATTACCCATTCTTTTTTGGCTGATGATAATATCTGCCGCCAATTTTTCAGTGTTTTCCTGGTCTTTATTAACCAGCGGGAAATATTTATCAGCAACGGTCTTACGGTTACATAATACAACTAGGTCTGGATTATCCTGGTGCACTTCATCAATCATTTCATTTACAAGATCCATGACCAAGGCATCAACATTTTTATAATCGCCTGTGGCACCAATTGTAATTTTTCCAGCTGTTGCACCTGAAGACATTACACGCGCTTTGTTTTCTTCACGCATCTTCTGTAACCAACCTTTATTTACATCTTGTAATTTAGGGTTAGCCACAATATCGGTTGTTGCCGCTGCCGTAACGCCATTAAAACCAATCATGATACGGTCAAGAGCCTGACGTTTTTGGATCTGACCACTAAAGCGAGCATAAAAGTCTTTAAATTTTGCCCATTGATCAAGTTTTTGATATTTGATTGCAGTATCAAAATCTGTTTTACGGCAGAAGTAACCACGTTCATCCATTGATGTAGGGTCTTTAGCCTGACGATCAGTGGTATCAGTATTTGTACGAGATGCAATCGGACGCGAAATACCAAGACCAACAGCGGAGCCAGCTTGTTCATCAACTAAGAAAATATTAATTCGAGTTAGGAACTCAGAAGAAAGTTGAATCTTCTCTTCAAGTTTTTGCTGAACAGATGGATCCACCGCAAACTTTTCTGTAACTGTTGTAACGCCATTGATTACAGCAAGTTGAGTCATTGCAGCTGTATATTTTTTTCGTGTATTTAAACGCATGTTTTTTACTCTTTATTTTAGTAATGAATTAACAGTCAACAATTTCAGTAAAGTTTGAATTGCCGGACTTAGGACGAGACTCATGTTCTTCTTCTCCACCCAATTTGGATTTCAATTCGTTGAAATCCTTCTGGAGTTGAGAATATTCATTGCTGAGATTTGTATACTTTTCTTCAAGCGCAGTTACGGCCTGTCCCTGTTTAGAGGTTTCAGTCGCAATTTCAATAATTGCTTGCTCTTGCTCGGAAAAAGATTCCGCAGTTTTTTCTTCTGCTTTTTTTTGTTTTGTGAATAATTTTTTTACTGAATCTAGCAGACCTGCGGAATAGGATTGAGGCTCTTTGACCTCTTCAAATTCAAGCGTTGCTTCAGCTGCAGCTGTAAATAAATTTTCAGGGCGCTGCTTCTTGTTATTTAATGGGTTTTCTTTTGCACCGGCTGCAAATTTCAACATTTCGGTACCGAGTGAAGCTGGAGAATCAGTAACTGCGAGACCTATTAAATAAGCTGAACCTTTATTAGCAAAATTGGTATCAACCTCAATTGAGGTATATACCTTTTGCTTTTGTTTATTTAACTCAATTAAAGATTGAGTAGGTTCGATTTGGGCAAAGAGTGCATCTTTCTCTTCACCATTAATGGTGACTTTTTCAGTTTTTAAGGCAAGAACATCCCCATATGCACCGAAAGCTCCTCCAGGATAAACACTACGTAAATGCTCAACATTAATTCGAGCACCATAAGTTTCTGGATTGTAGTTTTGAGCCATTTGAATAATCCAATTGGCTTCGATTTCACGACCGTCAGTGGTATCACCCGCTACGGCAATACGAAACCACTTCGATTTGTATTTCTTATCTTCTTTGCTCATCTGCAAACCTATTCATGAAAATGGACGGATAAAAATCACGTTTTTGAATAGGTGCAGAATGGGCAATGATGTCTAATCCAAGCAACGCTATGGTGTTGTAATACGGCTATCTACAACTGCAACAAACTGATAATTAAGACCTCAACTGCCAATGTTCACTTATTGATAATAAGTAAATACTGGTAATGAACGACCTCTCCCCTATCGCTAATCTTCATCTGATCATGGATAACAAACTTAAAGCCAAGTTTTTGTATTGGCTTGGGTGGAAAATTGTCGATATTGCAGAAGTATTAGAAGAAAAAGAACGCACTATTCAAGCTTGGAAAACAAGAGATGAGTGGGAAAAAGAGAAACCCGAGAATCGAGTAGAAAACGCATTAACAGTGCGGTTAATGACCTTAATTTTAAAAAATAAAAAAACATCGGGTGACATCAAAGAAATCGATATGTTGATGCGGGCATATAAAGAATTTGCCCGGATAGAAAAATATCGTCTTGATGGAAGTGAAGCAGATCTAAATCCCGAGATAAGAAAACGAAATACAGCACCCCGCAAAAAAGTACCAAACCATTTCACCGAAGAACAAATTGAAGAGATGGTTCTCGCATTTGAAGAACGCTTATTTGAATACCAGTGGACTTGGTATCGAGCAATGGATCAGCGTTCTCGAATGATTTTAAAAAGTCGTCAGATTGGCGCAACTTATTACTTTGCATTCGAAGCTTTGATTGATGCGTTAAAAACAGGACGTAATCAAATTTTCTTATCTGCTTCCAAAGCTCAAGCACATATTTTCAAGCACTACATTAAAACTTACGCCGAAGAAATTTGCGGTGTAGAGCTTACAGGCGATCCGATTGTTCTTTCCAACGGTGCAGAACTCCGTTTTCTTGGTACTAATTATCGTACTGCTCAAGGCCACCACGGAAACTTATATTTTGATGAAATCTTTTGGACCCATGGTTTCCAAGAACTCGAAAAAGTTGCTTCAGCAATGGCAACGCATGATATCTGGCGAAAAACCTATTTTTCGACTCCTTCATCTATAACTCATGAAGCATACCCTTTTTGGTCAGGTACCCGATTTAATAAAGGGAAGCCGAAGGACCAAAGATTAAATATAGATATTTCACATGAGGCATTAAAAGATGGCCGTATTTGTGAAGATCTCATGTGGCGCCAGATTGTCACAGTTGAGGATGCAAAAGCAGGTGGATGTGATTTATTCAATATTGAACGGTTGAAATTTGAATATTCACCTGAAGACTTTGCAAACCTATTCATGTGTGAATTTATCGACGATGGCCAGTCGATGTTCCCTCTCAATATGCTTCAAACTTGTATGGTCGACTCTTGGGAAATATGGCAAGACTATAAGCCATTCCATAATCGCCCTTTTGCCAACAAGCCTGTATGGATTGGCTATGACCCTGCTCGAACTGGTGACAATGCAGGATTAGTTGTTCTTGCACCACCAGCTGTAGCTGGAGGTAAATTCCGTGTTTTAGAACGTCATCAATTCAAAGGTGATGACTTTGCTCAACAAGCAGAGCATATACGTCAAATTACACTGAGATATAACGTTACCTATATTGGGATTGATACAACAGGCATGGGTTATGGTGTGGCTGAACTTGTTGCTAATTTCTTCCCTGCTGTAAAAACCTTCAACTACTCACCAGAAGTCAAATCAAATCTTGTCTATAAAACACTGGACGTTATACGCAATGGTCGACTTGAGTTCGATTCTGGACATACAGATTTAGCCCAATCGTTGATGAGCATTAAAAAAACAATAACGGCTAGTCAAAAACAAATCACTTTCACAGCTGGACGTTCAGATGATGTTGGCCATGCGGATCTAGCATGGGCACTCATGCATGCCATTTATAACGAACCTTTAGCTGGAATCACAGAAACAAATACATCGATGTTGGAGATTTACTCATGAACCCTTTTTCAGCAGCAAAAAGTATTGTTACTAATGCTTTAAGCTATTTGCCACAACCTATTCAACAAACAAACCAAATAACTAAAGCTGAGTGTTTTTCTTTTGGTGATGCTGTACCGGTTCTTGATGGCCATGACTTATCAAACTATATGGAATGCTGGTTCAATGGCCGTTGGTATGAACCTCAAGTTAGCCTTACTGGTTTATCTAAAAGCTATAAGGCTACTCCATATTTAAGTAGTGGCATTATCTTCAAACGTAATTTCTTGGCCAACTTATTTATCCCACATCCATTGATGAGCAGAAAATCTTTTGAACAATTAGCTTTAGATTTTATTTGGTGTGGAAATACTTATGTTGAAGATGTGAAATCGCGGCTAAAAAGTACTATGGAATATAAACCAGCTTTAGCCAAATACACTCGAGCTGGAGAACATGCAGGTCAGTTCTTTTACCTTAATAATAGTCATAAAGGCTATGAAGAATATGAGTTTCCTTTAGATCGAATTTGTCATATTCGTGAAACGGATATTGACCAAGAGATCTATGGAACACCTGAGTATATTTCTGCTTTACAAAGTGCTTGGCTAAATGAGTCGGCAACGCTTTTCCGCCGAAAATATTATAACAATGGCTCTCATGCTGGCTTCATTTTATATGTTAATGACCCAGCTTCAGATCCAAATGATATTACGGCTTTACGTACCGCTTTAAAGGAAAGTAAAGGACCAGGGAACTTTCGTAATCTTTTCTATTACAGTCCCAATGGGAAAAAGGATGGTATCCAAGTCATCCCCACTTCTGAAATTGCAGCTAAAGATGATTTCACTAATATTAAATCTATTACTCGTGACGACACTCTTGCAGCACTACGAATCCCTCCACAACTAATGGGGATTGTTCCAAGTAATGCTGGAGGGTTCGGTGATATTAAATCAGCTACTGAAGTTTTCTATTACAATGAAATTATTCCTTTGCAATCTCGCCTACTCCAGTTTAATGAATGGGCAGGATATGAAGTTATCAAGTTTAAAGAGTACGGATTAATACAAAAACCTTAGTTATTGAAATAAGAAAAGCCTGCAATTGCAGGCTTTTTTCATGCATTTTTTTATCATGCCAAAAAATGAGAACAATTCTCATCTTATCTGCCCACTACCCCAGCCGCGCAGTTGCCCCACCGCGCCTGCCCGCTCTAAATAGGTCAGATTTACTACATCACCCAGCCAATAAAAAATATTTTGTATGCTGCCTTGTTATTAGGTTCTTTCAAGGCTTAGGCTAAATTTTCAATACTGCATTTCACTGCAAAAATACTAAAACCGAGATTCGGGTTCATAAATCCCTTTTCTGATCTTGTAAGTACTCTTTCTTTCTTCGATTTCATTCTTAGTTAAATTTTCCAACTTAAATTGTTCAATAGCTGCGAATGGAATATTTAAGCAATAATCAAAATCATACTTCGTCGGAGGTGATGCCTCCCAAGGCTTGCAATCATATATTGAGGGCAAATTTTTCATGATGGACAGATAGTCTGAAGATCTTCTAAAGTCTTCAGCGAAAATCATATTTTTGCATTCTTCAAGATCACCAAATTCAAAAAAATCAAAGCGGTAATCATAGTGATGACTTGGGACAATAACTAACTTACATCCGATTATCGAGTCAATTTTATATCTTGATTCAAATACTACTTTCCAATTCGTATTTTTTTTTAATTCATCATAGAGATCTCTATAAACGTTGTTACCTACAAAAATAAGATCAGGAAATGAATTAAATCTTAATACATATTCATCATAAGATTTTTGAAGTGATTGTAAGGACAT